CTGAAGCTGGTTGAAGAACCCACTGGGGCCAAGAAACCCGTGTTCAGTGGCAAATTACCTCCACTGGCCAAAAATGGAGTGCCGCCCGCATTGAACTGGACACCGTTCTCGGGGTAAGATGCAGTTGGACTTGGTGATGTATTCTGAACAATCGCCAAGTAAGAAACATTTGAACCTAAAATTAGATCAGATGTGATGACGCCACTCGAGAAGGTCTGCATGGTAATGTCCATGAAGTACAAATCAGCTGTGGATATTACGGAAACGGGTAATGTAAAGTCAAAAGAGGGAAACGCCGGTGTTCCGTAGAATGAGGTGTAATCGTAGAGAAGAACGCCCGACCCGCGAGTGCCCTTGCTCAGCTTGACGGACACGAGCACAGACGTCTGTAGAGCGAGAACGGTGGTTATGAGGAAAGTGCCCACCTTGTTGAATGAGAACGAGTTGCTCGTCTGGACGCTAACAATGTTTGAAGTGCTCGACTGAGGTGGGTACGAGTTGAAGCTGCCGAGACTGAGCTGAGTTCCGGTTGAAGATGAAACGGGAGACATAATGAAGAACTGATCGAGGGGGCCTATGCTCAGCTGCGAACCCGTTAGAATTAACGCATTTGGCAGTCCAGACGGCGTTACGACTCGAACGTCTATATAGGCGTAGATAAGCTGTCCGACCGGTACGACAATATTAAAGGGGATTGAAAAGGAAGGGGTGGGGTTGGATGAGGTTGAGAATGTGTGCTCGACCAAGAAATTGGCGGTACCTGGATGGGAGTCAGTCGTCGTCACGCCTATTCCTATGGAATAAACTGCACCATCCGATGACAAACCACCTCTGAGAACATAGGCCCCGCTCTGAATAAACTGAATAAGACCTCCCTGTGAAGGGTAAGAAAAGGACGAGCCGGCGACTGTAGCGATGAAAGACTGCTTTGCTATATTAAAAAAGGTGTATTGAGCAGAGGAATCACCCGCCCTAGTAAAAAGCTGAAACTGGGTGGTGGTGGGCGCCGTCGCGGGTGTTATATTTGAAGTGACGGCGAAATACAGACCTGCTCTCTTTTCGGCGGTTGGGAGACCCGACCCTCTCGCCCACCCGCCTTGCTCTAGGGTAAATTGAGACAGATTACTCTGGAGAGTGAGAGATGACACGTAATTTATGTTGCCATCTGCGTAGATGTTTGAAAAGTTTTTGGGATCCAGGCCCCAAAAGGGGGCCATACTGGGCTCCACTGTGATGTTCGAGGTGGTTGTGAAACTCCACTTGTTAAGATTTGCATTGTAGTAAATCTTGGAAGCGAGTGTAGGTCCGGCGTATGGAGCCGGGGCGGCGACTTGCATCCACTGCTGCTGGGACTGGAGATTAGTGGAGTAGTAAGCGATACCCACAGTAGGGGCGCGGATAAAGATGCCATCTACCACAATTCGGGGATAGAATCCGGATTCTGATGCAGGGGCGGGCCAATTCCACTCTGAACCAGGATTCTTTAAAAAGGGCATGTCAGTTTTTAGTGTTAGACCCCTCACTATATCCCCTTTGAAAGGGATCTTACACGTCTGAATCGAGTCGAAGAGGATCTTGGTCCCATTAAAGGGAATGTCGTACGCTTGAAGCACAAATGGGGTGTTGCGTGAATACATGCCTGAAAAATAGGTCACGCTGGGCTTGCCCGTTATAAGGGAGTCCTGCTGCCCTATAGCCGCCAGCTGGATGGAACCAGCGGACATATCTACTATTTCACAACCAAATTCTTTTAACTTATATACAGCAGTTTTTCCAACTCGTAAATTCTTTTCAAAAGTTCAGCTTCTACAGCCTCTTTTTGATACAATCTTGATTTAAGTCTCTCAATTTCATTCTCAAATTCCTTTGACCTAACTTTGTCCTGTTTATTATCACATTGATTTTCCCATGATATATGCATCTTGGTTTTCTTGTGAGCAGAAAAACTAGCATTATTTTTATAAGTAAAATTGGAGCGACAAGGGCACGTCAGTTGGGTTACTAATTCCATATGAAAATTACGCGTCTATTTTTTATATGAAAATTGAAAGTGTAAAGTAGATGAGTTTTAATCTCAAAAAATTCAACCCAAGCCAGATGCGGGATGATCGGGTGTGTGTATTTATAGGGAAGCGTGGTACAGGAAAATCTACTCTGGTGACGGACATTCTGTGGCACAAGAAGCACGTCCCGGCTGGGATAGCCATGTCCGGTACGGAGGATGGCAACGGCCACTACAAGCAGTTTATCCCTGACCTGTTTGTGTATAGCGACTACAACAAGGAAGCCATTGAGAAGATCATGGATCGTCAGAAGAAGATAGCAGCCAGGGTGGGTAAGGAGAAGCTTCCACCAGTCTTCATCCTGATGGACGACTGCATGTACGACAGGGCCTTTATGCGCGACACGGTTATGCGCAGCCTGTTTATGAATGGCCGCCACTGGAACATCTTCTTCATGATGACGACCCAGTACGTCATGGACATGACGCCTATGATCCGCTCCAACACGGACTATGTGTTTGTCCTGCGTGATAACGTCAAGCAGAACCGAGAGAACCTCTACAAGTGCTTCTTCGGTATGTTCCCCAGCTTCGACTCCTTTTGTCAGGTGATGGACGCATGCACTGAGAACTACGAGTGCCTTGTGCTCGACACCACCTGCAAGACAAATCGCATCCAGGACATGGTTTTCTGGTACAAGGCGCCTATACGCAAGAACTTCAAGGTGGGTGGGCCTGCATTCTGGCAACACCACCAGCGCCACTATAACCCACGGCATGGATCAGTCGCCCCCACAGCAGCCGTTCCTAGATCACGTGGAGCGCCTACGATTGTGGTGAAGAAGTCGGGGTAAATAAGATAGTCTGCGCAGCAGACTGTTCGACTGGCGAATTGAACAGGACGCTACGCGTCCTCATTTCAATTCTAAAACCTCCGAAACAATTAGAATGCAGAGTTACGACCCAAACGCAGGTCTAGATTTTTCGCAACCAATTCCGGATGAAAATAAGAAGGGCCCCCCGACAGGGCTCTTGAGCGATCCAGCGGATTTAAACCCAGAAAATAAAATTGACGAATCTCAAATGGCTGAGTTTTCCACTGCAATTGAAGAGGTTATGGCTGGTCCAGGTCAGATGATGCAGGACGAGGTGATGGGTCCCCCAATGATGATGAAGAGCGGTAACAAGCCCACCCAGCGTTCAAGCGATGGCGGCGCCAAGAGCTCAAAGAACCCATTCGGTCTGACTGACGAGCAGTTTCAGGCCGCCCTGGCTGGCCTCGCCGCTGTCGCGGCCTATTCCAAGCCGGTCCAGGATAAGCTCTCCACTATGGTTCCCAAGTTCCTCGGTGAGAACGGTGAGATGTCAGTCACGGGGATGGTGGTGACCGCCCTCGTGGCTGCAATCCTGTTCTATTTTGTAAAGAAATTCCTTGATGAGAGAGCCTAAACTAGTCCTTGACCTCCTTTCCACAGTACTTCTTGGCCCCTACGGGTGAATACACTCCTATATTTTGACACACAATTCGAAGATCTTTGAAATTGTTCCAGAAATTGGTAGAGTGATCGTATTCAGATACGGTCATATGAGCCAGCTCGTGCAAAAACACATACATAGCCGAGTCTATATCTTCTCCGTCCAAGCAGATATATATCTCGTACCCCTTATTCACGTTACTGCCAACCACACCTGAACTCGGGTCCATACCCGTTATGATGGCGGATTTAGAGCAGATTCTCTCCCACCGTGCGTCTGCTGGGAGGCTCGTGCGTATGATGTCGTACCGCCTCTTGATCTCAGTGAGCATCTCGGGTTCTTTAACTGACCTGATTATTTCAACCAATGGGAAGAATAATAAACCGAGGAGCAATAGCCCACTCATCTAAGAGTATCTAGTATTTTTTACGGAACACGAATGTCGTGTATATGTCAGACACGTGACCGTTGGGTTCCTTGAGCATGGGTTCCCACTTGAGGGTGACAAAGCCTGCGTCACTCATCGCTTTGACGAATACTTTTTGATCCAAAATTGGTTCCTCTTTTGGACCATCTGCATAGAAGGGACCATCTATCAGTCTGACACTGAGGGTCTGAAGGTCCATCTTTTCAAGAGTGTTTCCTAATGGGTCTGTAAATTTAGAATCAAAATTCATTCTGGATCCATCAGGGGTGATACCGATGACCAACCCACCCTTACGGCAAGCCTTACTCAGAGCCTTGATTGAATTTTGAAGTAAAATTGGAGACGCGAAAATATAGTGAATAGAAAAGTTGTAGCAGATGACGTCGAAGGGTCCTTCTGCCACTGCATCCTCTATAGTGCCCGGGCCTATGATTGTGATAGGGGCCCCCACCGTCTTGAGGCGCTGACCAGCCTCGGCGAGAGCGTCGGCGTCTGGGTCGATCGCCACCACGGTGGCCTTGACGTCCTTCCACTTCCACCAGTCGCCGCCGCGCCCGCACCCACAATCAAGAACTAGGTCACCTGGTTTAACCCATTTCTTGATGAGGTTCTTCTTCATCAAGTTGTGAAGTTGTCGTATTTGATCCATACATGTTTCGAGTCTGAAATCCTTAGGCCGGTCACAGGACTTAAATTTTACTTAAAGGTTCTGCTACATTGTAATATAATGGGTTCTCTTGAGAGCGATTACATCACCGTACCTGGCCAGGCTTTTGCGTGCGTGAGCTTCGTGGGTCCAGATCAGCCCCAGAAGAATGAGCTTCTGGGTATGAAGATTCGTGGTTGTTTTTCCACCCGTGAGGAGGCGGCTACGCACGCCAAGCGTCTTCAGAAGGAGGATGCAACGTTCGACATCTACGTGGTTGATATGTACAAGTGGCTTCTGATCCCTCCAAATCGTGATGATATTGATAACGTGCATTACGCCAACGACAAGCTCGAGGAGATTATGGCCAAGTACAAGGAGAACCAGGCTCAGGCGGCGTCGATGTTCGAGAAGCGCAAGCGCGACTCGGTGGCCAAGCCAACCGGGGGCGAGTTCCCCTACATTAACCCATCGGACGAGAACTCCAAGTTCTACACCAAGCCGGACGTTCCTCCCATTCCCCACCCAGCTGATCTGCTGGACGGCCTGAAGACCGAGTTTCCAGACAAGCCTATTGAGGAGCTGGTGGTGATTGCCGACACCAGGGTGGCTGCCGAGATTGAGCGCCGTCGCATTGAGGCTGAGGGCGCGCTGGCTCCAGTGGCTGAGGAGCCAGAGACCGAGGCGTAGAAAAATAAATACAAATAGTAAATGCTAGGTGTTCTAGTCGGATTGGTGATTATAGGCCTGCTTCTTTGGCTGGCCTACGTTCGCATTCCGAAGTTGTGCCCACCTGCACCAATTTCCAAATCTGTTGCGGCCTATGATGCAGCGCTCGGCGCGCCTCGTGAGGTAGTACCAGGAGTGGGCACGCCCGATAACCAATATGAGCTTTTTCGCGATATGGAACCCAAGACACAGGTGAGAGAAAACCCGTGGATTGGTGTCCTTCAAGAGGATCTAATTAAAGGGCGCACTGGACCCATTGGCACCTTCACCGGTACCAACTCAAAGTCGGGAAACCTAGTTGCTTATATGATTGTTTAAAAAGTACCTACTTGGTAGGATTAATAATTACAGGGCGCATATTCATCAGAACAACGCCGATAACAATACCGATGAGGATTCCGATGACCACTGGGTTATTTTTGAGCTCATCGATATTGATGGCGGGAGCGTTTGCACGAGGCTGCTCGAAAATCTGAGGGCGAGATTCACGCTCGGGCTCGGCCGGCCACTCGTTTGCCGGTGGTTGGTCGCTTTTTGACAGGAACGACGGGGGGTCCATTATCATCTTCGTCACTCTCGCTTTTATCTGGCACTACGAAACCATCCAAATTACCATCCTCATCTGCATCTTCTTCATCTGAAATGTCCTCTGAATCAACGTCGCTGTTCTCCTCGTCCGTTTCGGGATCCTCGGTGTCATAGTCCTCACTGGCGTAATCGTCCTCTACTTGCTCAATAGGCTCATAGCGAACTGGGGGTTTGGATACACGCCCGGAACGGGTGCGCTGTGCTGGAACCTCACTGTCCGTGAGATCTGACGGTGGCTGGGATGAAGGCTGGGCCATTATCTGGGTATTCCTGCGTCGTCTCGTTTAAGTACTTTGGATAAAATCGAAGACCTTGTGAAAGAGCAATTCTATTCAGCTCAAATTCACCTTCGTAAGCTAGTCTGAGCGCCACAGACTCCAATTCCGATTGGTACTGCCCATCATCAGCTCTTCTGATACCCAGACTCATGTCACGTATATTTTCGAGTGCTGTATAAAGAGCTTCTGCAGCCGTGTCTAAATCTGTTTCTAATTTAGATTCAAAAAGGTCCATGTTATTGAGGAACCTTTTCCAGCTGTTTGGGTCAAGGCCAGAGTACGGATGGATTTCCTGCTCGTACTTCCGGAACTGGCCTCGTGTGCTTCTCGGAAAAAAGACCCAGAAAAGAATTAGTAGGAGGGCTACCAACAACAACGATTTCATCTATTATACTGGGAGGAAGAATATGCTCAGCCCCAGAAAACGACTTGCACTCCTCGTTGAAGCACCTCTGGCAAATTCTCCCTTTGGTTATCAGGAACCACACGTGATTTGACCTGTGTTCTTCACAGATTCGCTCACAGTACTTGGCGTCCGTCTGAACATACCAAGCGTCAGACCCAGCCTCGAGCCGTTGAATCTTCTTCACCTGCGTCTGCCTGTGACCCTGAATGTACCGCTGGATGAATTCCTCTATAGGCTCGCTTGCAGGCGTCTCGTCGTCAAACAGATTGGGCCTCCCCTCCTTGATGCTCGTGCGCATCGAGAACAGGGCTAGAGTCTCGACATTGGGCTCTTTGGAGAAATCCGGCCCGTCAAGCTGCTTCCACGGAACATACGGGTCGCCTGACGGTTTCTTGTGTGACCAAAGCATCCGGAGCCCAGACCCACCATAGACGCTGGAATCGACCACCGAGTTCCAGTCAATCGGCCCGTCGGGCATGGCGAGTAGAATTCTAGCCCGCGCCGATACCGCCTGCGGCTTGGTCACCTTGAAATCAGGCCAGTGAATATGGACACCAGTCTTGATCCCCTCCTTCACGGGTCGGGAATGTGTGCGTGCGATGCAGCACCGACCAGGCTTGTCAAGAGCCTCGTGAATTGCTTCACAAATTTTGAGAATAAATTCATCACTTGGTTTTTCTTGGGCCTTGTAATCAAGATCCACGAAAAACTTGAAGACCTCCGTCTTCTGCTCGACGACGTACAATTTCTTTCCCAATTTCACTTGTGAAATATAAGACTGAAAAAATGCATCTGAATCTTCATCGGGCACGAAGAGGATCCCACCATCCATGAGGGTGTGGGTCCCGGGGGCTTTGGGCACCGACCATAAATTTAGGTTCATAATTAATTAGGTGTTTTCTCTTCTAAGTCAGAGTCAGCCTCTGAAGATGAGGAAGAATCCAATATAATTCTAGACCAAAAACTCTTAACCTTCTTTCTGCGGTTCTTCTTCTTTTCCTCGACCTCGGGCTCAGCCTTGGGCTCGACCTCGGGCTCGACCTCGGGCTCGACCTTGGCCTCCGCCTCCGCCTCCTCCTCGATCTTCTCAATTTCGTAACACAATCTGCGAATGGTCATTTGATCTGCGAGCTCCTCGGGTTTGGAACCGTCATTCCGGAGCGTCGCGAGCTTCTGAGCATACCAGAGCTTGCTGGGAGTCATGTCTAATACAATATAGGTTTCTTTTTGAATATTTTTTTACGCGCCTATGCGTTTTGCCACCCCGTAGGCTCTCTTTGTGAGCCATTTCCATGATCCTAAACTTTTATTTTTAATTCCTTCTTGTTTCAAAATTATTGTTGCTTTATTAATCAGAGATGCTTGGCGCTTCCCAATCGCGTTCCAGAAACGTTGGGTATCACGTGTCCCTTTCGCACTAGCCATCATTTTCATTACCTTGTCATAATCTGAAACATATGTCATCAAATCTTTAAATTAAACGGGGTTTTATTTCTGGCACGAATTGCCTGAACGAATTCAGGGTTCTTAATGACGTGAGCTCTGATCATGGGCCATAGGTTTTCACGTTTGGTGATTCCCTCTAGGGTATCGAACTCACAATAGTCATTTTCATCGTAATTCTTTCTGAACGGAACGAGGTGACTTTCCATCTTATCCTTCTCTTCATCGAACCGTTTCACTATGTGGCGGTGCTCTATTGAAGTCATCGGGAGATCAAATACATAGACGTGATAGGTATTGAGGACATCAACTCCATCTTCTATATCTCTAGGTTCTGGGGTGTCAGTCGAAAACTTGAAGTAGGCGTAAGAGCCTCGCTTCAGGTTGATCGTTCCACGTGTTTCTTCTTCGAGTTCTCTAACCGCGCATCTCAGCGGATTATAGACCTCGCGTCGGCGACACCCGCCTGTGACAAATGTCCATTCACGGTACCTCCTGTCATGCACGACCAGAAAGTGAGGGACCCCCTCTATTTGACTCATCGGTATTGCTATCGCTTTGTGTCTCTCTCGAAGAGCTGCCATGGCTCTCTACTATTAATTCTGGACCAAAAAAATTCTGTAGATTACCGCTGCGCTTGTCATAACTCGCCAAAAAGACGAGGACCGCGAGAATAAGCCAGATCCAGAGTGGCATTTATATTAGTTTTCAACTTAATTTGCGTACAGCAGCGAGCCGAGGCCATTCTGGATGCGCAGCACGTTGTAATTGACTGCGTACAGGTAGGGGTTGGCGACCGCTGGGTTGGTCAGTGCCAGCAGACCGTTGGTGAGCTGCACTGGGGTGACCAGGCGGTAGGTATCCAGGCGCGAGAAGTTGATCGTGCCGGTTGGCTGGTTCTTGGAGGTGTCCAGGCAGTAGCTGATGATTGCCACATTGGACACTGAGTTGTTATGCACGTAGCCGAAGGGGGTGTTGTAGTACTGGGGCACATCCACGTACTGGGCCAGTGACTTGTACTCACCGACATCCACACCGTTGATCTGGGTCTTCAGGTAGTAGTTGGCGGCATTCACCGAGTTGTTGCCGTTCTGGAAGACAGTTGCGTAGCTGTTCGACTGGAAGGCGATGTACTTGACTGGGTGAGCCAGTGCCAGCTCCTGCACCGGCTGATTGCTGATGGGCACGCGCTGCACCTGGTGGATGAGCAGATCGTGCGTGTTGTCGGCGAAGAACTTGCGCTCAGCCTGGTCCAGGTAGATGTAGTTGGCCCACGCCACAAACTGCAGCTGGGAGTAAGTGGTCGTGCTGACGGCCACACCTGGGAAGAAGCTGAAGACGGTGTTTGCTGGGATATTAACCAGCGATGGTGTGAGTGGGAAGGTTACCGTTACCGTGGTTGCGTTGCTCGAGGCGACCACAACTGGACCTGGGATTGGCAGACCAGCCACGTACTGACCAGGCTGGATGGTGCCTGCCGATGGAGAGGCCACGCGAGCAATGCTGAGAGATGCCGTGAGCAGACCAGCATTCACCGTTGTCACACCCACGGTTGCCGCCGAGGCCACTGGGGCGTACAGGTTGGCCGTAGTGTTTGCTGGGTAAAGCAGGTTGGATGAAGGGGAAACTACGTTTGCGAAGGAGACTATCAAGTTGGAGCTCAGAGTGTTGGAGGTGCCGGTCAGAAGGTTGCCGTAGATGCTCTGAACCACCGAGCTGGTGTTGGAATCCACCAGGCCGCCCACGTTGCTCAGGAGCAGACCTGGGAAGAGTGGGCCGTTATAGACGCCCGAGGTGGTCGTCAGGGCCACGTTGGTCACGTTGGCCGTCAGACCGTTGAAGGCGACCGTTGAGGCCACGTTGATCGAGGCCAGAGGAGTCGCCGACAGAAGGGGAT